GGGATCTACGTTTGCACCACTCATCTGACGATCAATATAAAGTTTTACCTTTGCACCAGCTTGTTGACGTTGGATAACATCTTCAACCATTCTACTAGATAGTAATGTGTCATCATCTGTTGAGTAAACACTAGCAGAACCACTACCATCAGCAAAACCTGAGATAAAAGTTCTAAATGGTGCGGTTTGAGTAACAGTCTGACCAATACTTGTTACGTCAATTTCTGCTCTGGTTATCTCGAAACTCCATTCTCTTACAGATCCAACAACTAATGGTTTTGTAAATGTAATACTTGCAAAAGTTCCTGCTGTAAAAGTAGGTGCTGCTGAAGCTGTTATTGCTGCTCCCCCTGCGGTGGCAGAAACAGTCATAACACCAGTTGAAGCATCATAAGTTTTTACAAAATGATCTCCTGCTGCAATACAGTTAGTTACTGTTGATCCTCCTGGATATGCAAGTGTTACTGTATCGTTAACTTTGTAACCCAACTGAGTTCCTACAGTAATGTTTCCTCCTGATGAAGGAAAAGCTGTAGCTAAGAGAGTTGTTACGCTTGTACCAGCAGGAGAATAATATAACGCTCCCGAAGTACCCGATAGAACTGTAGCCATGATTAATAATTCTAAGGTTTGAACATACGGGTACTACCCGATATGTTTATAGGATAGCGTGAATTATAGTAAAGATTCAAGAAATTACTGTAGCTTGAAAATTTGTTTCGATTGTTGATACAAAGAAAGGTCTATCATCTTCAAAACTAGGCCCAGTAACTTCTCCAGTTCTTACATGAATCCCACTTGTAGGCTGCCCTGTATTGTTTAATGTTTCGATACTGGTAAATGCAGTATTAATCAAAGTTTGACTTCTAGCTGGCCCTTTATCTTTCTCTGCAAATGCTCTTACTGTAACAATTCCTCTTACGTTATCTAAAGAACCAGTTAAACCTATTTCAGTTGTTACTCCAAATTGAATATTTACATAAACAAATTCACTATCAGCATCAGAAGTAACATCACCAAAGTTATCAAAAAATACTGGTACGGCAGGACTTAATGCTGCGTAAGCTGTTTTGATCGGTGTTTCAAATTCTGCTCTAATTCCTTGATAATTCATTTTAAAAACCTCCTTTTACCTTTTTTAACACCTTTACCAAGCTCAAGTTTTATTATTTGATCTAAAGTTCCTCCATCTTTAAAAGTTTTAAACCAATCTAAAGGAGCAGTTCTGCCAGATAAAACCCCAGGAGTTCCACCGCCAATATCTCCTCTTTTTGTAAGGCCCTTTCTTCCTGAAGTCGCTGTGTTACCTGGTTCTTTTAATTTACCTTGACCTAATGAAGTTTTAGGTTCTTGTCCTATATTCTTCACAGGTCTTTTTACTTTTCCTCTTCTAAATCTTCCTAATTTTTCATCTTGAGCATATTCTTTACTTCTAGCTAGATTTCTTATTTGTATTCTTATCTCGTCTTTAGATATTCTTCCTTCTCGAATAGATTTAACATTCATTTTAGGAGCTTTTATAGGTTTAGGCTCTCCTTGTCTACGAGTTCCTGTTGCTTTTTCATTTCCTACCTGTATTTGCCATGAATTTGAATACAATCCTGTCCAAGATGGCCCTTTAAATTGTAATTCTCTTACTAAATCTTCTGCCGAAGGTAAAACACCTTTATTTAATACTGTTGCTGTCCATCTAGTGACTTCTTTTTTAAAATCTGGCATATCATTTTTAGGTTTTGCCATTTATTGTGGCCTCACTATAACTGTATGCAAAATAGGATTATCTCCTCTAGATGTATTAATACTAATTATTCTTGCAACTTTATTTACTCCATCTTCTGCATATTGAATCCTATCTTTAACTTTTGGATAATATGTTCCCAATTCTTTATTACCAAAAATAACTTTCAGATCGTTTGTTTGGCTCGTACCTTCATAAACCGATCCAGAAACATTACTTATTATTGCCTTCATGGAAACATTAGTATCAGATCCACTAACTTCTCCTGTAGTCGTATTATAAGTTTGAGAAGTAGCAGTCTTAATGTAAGTCACAGTAATACCAAATGAACCTAATAATTGCTCTGGTAAACTTTTAAAGGTGCTATCTATTAATGACATATTATCCTCGAACTACTCTCATTTGAAAACTACCAGCACCACCAAGTATGTACGCTCCAAGATAACTTTGTAGCCACGGGTAAACATCTAAAATATTATTTACTGATCCTGTTCCCTGACTAGCAACATTATATTTAACTTCTAAATCTCCTAACTTGGCTTCTGCAATATTTCCGTTTGTTCCTACATTTCCTGTCATTGCATCTGTATCATTTGCTAATGCCCTGGCTAGTTCATATTCTGCATATTTGATATTTACTGGAATTGTGCTGCAAGCTAGTTCTACTCCGTCTACTTGGTAATTATTTCTTGGAAACTTTAGTGCCTGTCCATCATCACATCTATCGCCATAAAATACAAAGCTGTCAATCCATCTAGTTGCTGCTATCAATGATCTATTTTTTTGGTCAACAGTTTTATCATCCCAGGTTGTTGAGTCTGGAACTGTTTCAAAATAACTATTAGCTTCTGTCAATGTGACATAGCTATTAGCATTTTCTCCTTTAATAGTTGCATTTATGGTAGCTGCCACGATTTTTAAGTAATTTTAATTTTATTGTAGCGTAAAGAAAAAACCCCACCAATAATTGATGAGGTTTAATGACCACCAATTTAATAATATTAAGGATTAGTACCTGTATCAAGTGGTGAGTTAACAATTAGCTCGACTATAGGGATTAAATCAGCATCGTATGTGATTGCCCAGTTGTTATCGTTAGCCAATAGAGCGTTAGTTGGGTTGTCAGCAGCGTTAGTCCACTTAGTTCCCATAACGTGATAAGCACTATGATAATCAACAGACATAACATCTTGCTTAGATAAGATGTTTCTATCTGATTCAATGTTTAGTGGAGACTGTTCGCCTTCAAGAATTGTTCCTGACTTGATTAAGTAGCAACGGAACTCTTTCTGATGACCTGTTGTACCAGGGTGAACTGTATTAACTTGAGAGTCAATAACAACATTCATTCCAGCGAATTGACCGATGCTTGTTTCGTTAACACCGACACCGCCACCACCCCAAGTTACTGCACCACCAGAAGTAAGAGCAGATGTTGAGAATGTAAGCATACCAACTTGATATAAGTAGTAAGCAACAGATGGATGAACAACTAGAGTGTCTAGTTCATCTCCTCTTGTTCCAAGAAGTGATCTTCCTCTTGCAACTGTAGAGGCTGTCAAGAAGTTATCGGTGTCAGCACCAGAAGCAGCACCCTTAGATAAATCTAAGCAGTTTGCACCTAATGGGCCATTAGTTGATCCAAACAAACCATCTAACAAGCTGAATAGTCTTGCAGAGTTTAGTTTGTTGATAGCATCTGCAATTTGGTTTCTGATGTGACCCATTGGATCTTCACCAGCAGCCAATACAGCTACATCATCAACAGCATACGCAAAACCTCTATGACAGATAGTTGCGATCTGTGTTCCTGTACCAATCTTTTGTGGTGTCAAATAACCAGAGTTACTTGTACCCCAAGTTGCTGTACCATCTAAAATTTCTTCAGTTGGAGCGATTGGGTTAAATTCTGGAACTTGTATTCTTGTTCCACCTTCTGTTGCGTCAAGAAGTGAGTTTCTTACAACAGCACCAGATTTTAAAAATGCACTACGTTCTTTAATTGCTTCGGAAACGTATGTGCTGAGATTATTTCTCTTAACGATATCCGCTAATAGGACACCGCCAGAATAATTCTGAAACGGAGCAGCCATTCAGATTTACCTTTTTAAGTTTTGCGATACCCTAATCACAGATAAGGGGGTCAATTTCACAGAAATTAACTATTTTTGTGCCTCTTGCTTGAGCACGGCTGCAAGCTGTGGGTCTTGTTCTGATAATAGCATTTGTTGAGTGAGGTTGCCCGTTTTCCAGGGATTTGCTTGACCCGTTCCAGCATTTGCAACTGGGCTTGGTTTTGCTCCCATTCCAGCGGCAGAACTTGGCTTGAAATGATGTTCCCAACCACTACCAGGGTTTTTGAGACTTGTGAGATAGTTACTTAAATCCTGTTCAACTCCACCATTAAGAACAACAACTTTACCTTCAGCGTTCTTTTGTAACTTTCCTTGTAACAATGACAAAGTTTGTTCTGCATTTATCGCTCCAAGATTACTGATAGCTGCAAGGGCAGTTGTCTTGGTAGAAGCTACCTCATTAGAGGTTTTCATATCCTCTAAATTTTGTTTAAGGGACACATTTTCTTGTTGTAATCCTTGATTTGTTTTGTTGGCTTCTTCCCAAAGAGTTTTCCATTGTCCTTGATCTTCTAATTCTTGTTTTCGTTGATCCTCTTTTTTCTTATAAACCTCATCAAGTTTATTTTTTGCACCTTTAAATTTCTCTTCTGCTTCAGCAGCTTCTTTTTTAGCAGCAGCTAATTTTGCTTCATATTCTGCTTTTACAGAATCTAAATTTGGTGCTTGTGGTTGAGTTGGTTGTGAAGGAGTATCAGCCACGGGCTGTTCAGCAGGAGTCACGGAATCAGGCTGAATGACTTTTTCTTCGATTGCCATTAATTATTCGGAAAGTGGGTTAGTAGTTTTCTTTTTAGTAACTTTTTTCTTAGTTGCCTTTGGTTCGGGAGCAGGACAAACTTCGGGTTCAACTGGTGCAGTTGAATGTACGAGTTCTACTTCCTCCCATTTATAAGACCCGTCAGGTTGAAGCACCCGATCTAGAGATTTAGCCATAAAAATGTATGTACTTGTCTATCATTGTATCAAACTATTCAGATTTAGCCTCATTACCTGAAGGTAATACTTCTCCCTGTACCAAAATATCCCTAAATTCCTCTCTATCAATGACTTGTTGATCGAATAATGATGTTAATGCTGTAATATCCTGTCCAATTAATCTCTCAATATCAAAATCTCTACTAATCTTTACTTCTGGTGGTTCAATTCCAACATATTCAGCAGATAAATTAAATGCTTTTTGTAATTTCTGCTCTAATTCCATAGAAACCATAGCAAGCATAGAATTTGTATCAACTCGATCTAATCTTCGAGCGTCAGCAGATTCAGCTACAAATTTTTGCTGACTCAAAGTACTAATTCCCAAAGTAGCCATTTGCATCTGCAATTCCTTTATTTCAGCAGATTGAGCTTCAAATGCACTAGACGCTGGTTCAACATAATAAACTTTGTTGCCAGGTTGAGTTGCCATTGCATAATTAACAGAAATAGCTAAATCTTTAGTCTGGTCATCATATCCTTCCATTACCAGCATTGGTTGAGATGCAACGTGCAAACTATGTATTAAATCAGCCTGTCTTTGAAAATGTGCAAGGTTTAAGTATGCAATGTCCAATAAAGGTGGTTTACTAACTAGATTTTCAACTTTTCCAGAATAAACAGTAACTAATGGTATTTCACCTAAAGAAAATTCTCCTGACTCTACTTGTTTATAATCTTTATCTGCTGAACCCATTTCAAAATTTCCTGTCACACTATTATCAGAAACATCATACATTTCTTCAATTTGTTCTTTTTTACGAAAAATCTTGTACTTTCCAGGTTCTATTACTCTTATCTGGTCATAAACTTTTTCTCCAAAATCTCCATCAGGCAATACAGCCTTTTCTGCAATTCGAGCTTGTATAAGATTCCCATAATTTGATTCTCTATCTAATCTCCAGCCATATAAATTATTAGGATCTACTTCAATCCAATAAGGTCTACGATTTTGTTGCCTTTCTTCTGCAAGACTTAATGCACCAGAAGGAGCAGGATAATCTACAAGAATATGACTTTGACCATAAGTAAGAGAACACATTAATATTCTTCTTGCATATTCATCTAAATCTGATTTACAACCATCAACATCCATTTTGAACATCTCTGTCCAATAAGGATCTCCTATTAATGTAATAGGTTTTCTTAACACAAGCCCTGTAGCTGCTCTAATTAATCTTTGTGTAAAAGGACTAAATACTGATCTATTTACTCTGGCAAGGTAAGCATCATAATCTTCTCTTGGTTCTAATGGTAAAAATGCTTCGCTATTTTCTCTTAAATATTCAGTACCTTCAGTAACAGCCTTCATTATTTCCCAACCTTTCATCATATCTAAAACGGCTCTAGTTCTAGTAAAAGGACTATCAACTCCACCTACTGAAGTAGATGAAACAATATTGGTTCTAATATTTCCAGGAATTGCGTAAGTCATCAATTAACACCTCCATCTTTTTAATGCTAACGCTTTTCTAGTCGGTCTACCTTTTTTGTCTTTTAATGGGCCTGGCATTCCTTTCATTCTCGCACAAAATGATTTTCTTCTTGCTGCTCTTTTTCCTGTAGGGTTCTTTTCAGTAACAGGTGCTTGTAAGTTACCTA